GCTTTATTAGCAGCATATAACGCATAAAAATAAATGAAATAAGATGCCTATACAAGAATGTCAGTTAAATGGAAAAGATGGTTATAAGTGGGGAAATGAAGGAAAATGCTATATCCATAATAATACACCATCTTCAAAAAAAGAAGCGAAAAGAAAGGCTTTAGAGCAAGGATTAGCAATTGGATTTAAAAATGAAGATAAGTAAGGATTTACAAAAGTTATTAAATGATTTTGGAAGAGATACAGTAGATGATATTGTAAGTGAGATTGTAAGAAAAAACGTAATCAAAACTGGAGCCTTAAAAAACAGCATAGACTATGATATATTTAATGAAGGAGATGATCTTGTTATTAGATTTGAAATGATTGAATATGGAAAGTTTGTTGATGAAGGAACGATTTATATAAAACCAAGAGAGTTTTTTAATAAAGTGATTGAAAGAAATTATATTAGATTAGGTGAGAGTTTAGAAGATGAAATCGCTGAGGAGTTTTATAGAGCCTTAGGAATAAAATAAAGAAAATAAAATGTTTAATACTACAATACTTGGAACACCATCATATTTATCACCGATGAATGTTGAGTTTAATACAACATATACTCTAAATAATTTAGGTTCAACGGCTGATAATTTTAAATATGTTGTTAAACTTTATGAATGGAGTTCGCCATCAGGACCAACACAGAGTTTAGGCAGAGAATTAATAGTTCCAAGACCTATAAATGGACGTGGAAAGTACTCACCATTTAAATCTATATTACCAGAATTAACTTATGATTTACAATTAATAAATGGCACTGGTATATTTGGGGCAATATCTAATAATTCATTATCAAAATACTGGATTGAATATGGATATTCATATGATCCTAATTTAGATATAACACTTGGTAATATACAACAAGTAATTATAGGAAGTTCTTCTTTTTTTGGATTTACATTTTCATCACCACATAATTTAGAAATAGGTGATACAATAAATATATCAACTCAAAATCCATTTTTTGGTGGCACTTCTTCAATAGTTCCAACAGGATTTGGAACATTTAGTTTTGTTACTGATAGTATATTCTCATCAGCATCAAATGTCTCAATCGGAATTATAAATAATGCTGAGAGATTTAATGGAACATCATCAGAGTTCTGGGGATTTAATGGAAGAAGACAATATAGTGAGATAAACTTTCCATATGAAGATAATTATATTATTAATGGAGTAAATACAGGAAGGAAGTTTTTAACTAAATATGAAAACAATTCGATTGATTCATCAAAGAAAGTTAAATCAGGTCAGTGGGAAACAATTTCACTTATTGTTGATGGAAATACTTGGACTGGTAATACAACAAGTAATGTTTATAATTTTTATAATAATAGTAAAGCAATTATAGGTAGTTTTTCATCATCACAATCAATAAGTGGTGATTTGTTAAGACGTATATCTTATATTGGACCACAGAATTTAATTAACGCGACAATAACTATACCAACAGGAACAAGATTTTATTCTTTTCAAATTAAAAATATAATTGGATTAACAAGTTCAGAAGTTAAATTTTATGAAATAGATGATCAATGCTCGGAATATAAAAACGTTAGATTAATGTTTTTAAACTCACTTGGAGGATTTGATTTTTGGAATTTTGAATTGGATGATAAAAAAAGTTATACAGTAACCAGAAATGAATATAAGAAAGAATTAGATTTTGAATATAATATAGGTGATAGAGAAAGGACTATAATGAGTCAGATAGTTAAAGAACAACACGTAATAAATACGAATTGGATTATTGAAGATGATTATAATTTTTTATCAGAAGAGTTAATGATCTCACCAGAAGTTTATGTAATAGATGAGGATAATGGTAATATATTTCCTATAATAATAACAGATAATAATGTAATGTTTAAAAATACTTTTAGAGATAAAATTTTCAATCTGACTCTGACATATGAGACGAGTTATGATATAAGAACACAAAATATGTAATGAGATTTGAAGTAATTGTAAAAATAAATGGTGTAAATCAATACTTGGAGACTTCGGATTATGCTTCATTTCCAATAAACTATAATATAGCAGATATAGAAGATATATCTAAAAAGAATTCTTCATATTCTAAAACCTTATCTTTTCCAGATACAAAAAATAATAGAAAAGTTTTTGAATATATTTATTCGATTCAATCAGATTCGACTTTTGATCCAACTAAAAAATCAAGATGTTGGATTATAAAAGATACTTTAACTCAATTAGAAGGATTCCTTCAATTAACCGATATAGTATATGATAATGAAGGAAATAGATCATCATATAATTGTGTTATTTATGCTGATAATGGTAATCTATTTACAAATATAGGAGAAAAATTATTAACAGATTTAAATTTAAGTCAATTCGACCATAATTGGACTATAAACTCAATCACTCAAAGTTGGACCAGAGATTATACAAATGGTTATTATTATCCATTGATTGATTATGGATTTGGATTAGATACACAAAAGTTAAGTAGTGGTTTATCAGTAAATTATTTTTATCCATCATATTATTTAAAGCCAATAGTAGATCAGATAATACTGGAAGGTGGTTATTCATATACATCAGATTTTTTAAATAGTTTTGATTTTAAAAACATAGTTATTCCTTTTTCTAATAAGAATTTGGTTCCGAGTTTTTCGAATACATTAGTTTTTCAAAATGATGGTTTATTATTTAGTGCGAATCCAACTGGATCAGTGTCGGTAATTTCAAATTCATCACAATTTGGAAGTTCAATAACATCTTTTAATGCTGGAAATGACATTTATGATCCTAATTCTTTTTATAATATAACAGGAAGAGTTTATCAGAATGGTATATCAGATCCAATAGCTCAAAGATTTGGAGTAAAGATTGATATAACTTATATAGATTATAGTGGATCAACAGATGGATGGCCTTTTGACGGAGATATACTAATTTGGATTAAAAGAAGTAGATCACAACAGACAGGAGTAACAGTGTCGAACTGGGTGAATACACCAACTTATAATCAATTTTATTCATATCCAAGTATTCCATTTTTAAGCACTTCGTTTTATTCAATGAGATATGTTGGAATTCCTCAAAATGAGATAACACATACAAATTTAGGTGGTAATGTTTGGAGATTAGAAGGAACAATATATTCAAAATACTTAACAGGTGAAGATATAGCAAGGACTCCTTTATATTCAGGTGAGGAGGTTAGATTCTTCGCTGAATCAACTAATATATCTGATCCATCAGTAGCTTTTACAATAGCAACTTCATCAGTTGTTTTTAGTGAAGTTGATTCTAATCAAACAACAATTGGATCTCTTATATCTTTTAATAATAATATACCTAAAAACATAAAGCAGAAAGATTTTTTATCTTCTATTATGAAAGCGTTCAATCTTTATGTTGAACCAGATAAAAATAATCTAAACAATTTAATAATTGAACCAAGAGATGATTATTACAGGAAATACCAAGTTATAAAAGATTGGTCAGATAAATTAGATGTTAGTAAAAATATAACTTCTCAAATTTTATCTAATACTCAAAATAGAATAAATTATTTCACATATAAAGAAGATAAAGATTATTATAACTCAGTATATAAAACAAATACTGGACAGATTTTTGGTGAATATAAAAGTGAGACAAATAATGAATTTACAAATGGAGAGAAAAAAGTTGAATTGATATTCTCACCAACTCCTATAAATAAAATTACACAAACAAATGATGTTTATGCTCCAACTATTGTAAATTATAATAATGGTAATTTTACAAAAGTGGATGGTATGAATTTAAGACTTTTATATAAAAATCTTTTAGGCTTAAATGGTGATATATTCAAGGTTAGAAATAGTAATAATAATCAAAGTTTTACTCAAAGTTTTTATCCATATGCTGGACCAATGAATGATCCTTTAAGCCCAACATATTCATTAAACTTTGGTCAAGTAGATATGTTTTATAATGGTTATAATGAAACCATAAATAATTTATTTTTTAATTATTATCAAAATCAAGTTGAAGAATTAAATAATAAAAACGCCAGATTAATTACAGCGTATTTTAAATTAGATCCACAAGATATATCTAATTTTAGATTTAGTGATTTAATCTTCTTTAAATATAAAGGAACAGAAGGTTATTATAGAGTTAATAAAATTGTTGATTATGATCCATCAGTTAATGCAACAACTAAAGTTGAATTAATAACAGCGATTGATTATAAGATAAAAAGAAGCAGAAGATTCTCTAAACCAATAGCTGATTCAGTAAGACCAGGTCCGATTGGAACGATTGGAACGATTGGAATTGGTGTAGGAATAATTGGAGATGGAATCGGAGTGGTTGTTAATGGAGATAATAACTCTTTTGTTGGGCCGAAATCATTATTGATTGGTGATGATAATAGTGTAAGCACGAGAGGATCAGTTGGAGTTTTAGGAGATTTAAATCAAGTTAGTGGTGAGTATATACTGACAACTGGTGTTAGAAATAGATTATTGGGTCAGAATCTTGTTGTTTTTGGAAATGATAATAATTTACAAGGTGTTACAAACTCATATGCAATTGGATCAGGTATAACATTAACTCAATCTAATACGACTATTATTACAAATGATATAATAAGTATATCAGCCTCACAGATTAATATAAATGGGACTATATCAGGCTCGTTCTCTATTCCAACTAATTATATTTCAACAACTATAACGAATTTAAATACAACTTTAATTCCTGGTAATTTATTACAACCTGGAAGTTTATATAGAATTGATACAGAAGAAACGACCTATAAGAATAATGGTATATTCTTAACTGCGATTACAACAAATGAGTTAGATAAGAAAGGAACTATTATATTTTTAGCACCTGGAACATATCAAACAACAACTGATGGTTTTGGTAACGTTTGGTTAGGAATATGGCAACCAACTTTAACACCATCAGTTGGTGATTTAGTAATATGGGCTGGTTTAGTATGGAGTAATGTTAATGGTTTAGTTGGAGCATCAATTGATGAATATACTTTAGATTCTGAATGGAGTCCGATTGGAAGAAATACTTTTTCTAATGGAGAATATATTGAAATGTTTTTAGGTTGTCAATATGATTACACTAATAATTGGATTGAAAAACAATTTGATGGAAATAGTAATATAGTTGGAGTCTCATATATAACAGCAACAACAATTTCTTTAACAATAAATCCAACCAGCGTAACGGATTGGAATGCCAATACACTTTATGCTTTATTTTATGAAAATAATGTTCCTTTTGGAATTTGGAATAATATTACAACACAATTAATTAAAAATAAATGTTCTTCTATTTATAATAATAGAACAAGTGGTTCTATATCTGGTAATACAATTCCATTATCTATATTTGATAATATAGAAGTTGATATAGTTGATAATAATAATGAAGGACAAATATCAAATAATAATCAAATAAATCAAACTTTTTTTGATATACTCAAAAACTCAAATAAAGGTAGTATAATTGGTAATGAGAATACTTTTGGTGGTAGTTTATCTCTTAGACAAAACTATAATAATGGTGATATAAGTAATAATGAACTTAAAGGTAACCTACAATATAATGGAAATAATGGTCAAATAAATAATAATATTGGTTTATTTAGTGGTGATAACGTTGAATTTAATACAAACTCTGGTGGTATTGGTAGTAATCAAGGACCTATAATATATAATTCAAATAATGGTGAAATATCTTCTTCAACAAATATACAATTTAACTCCAATAATGGATATATAACTGCAAATACATCTTCAAGTGTAATATATAATTCAAATTTGGGAAATATAACCAGTAATACGAATGGTGATATATCTAATAATTTTAATGGTGGTAATATTAATAGTAATTCAAATACTGGCGTTATTAGTAATAATTTTAATGGTAGTGATATTTTTAATAATTCAAATACTGGTGATATAACTTTTAATTCTAATTTAGGAGTTATAGTAAATAATATAAATGCTGGAAATATATCTTTAAACTCAAATGATGGTCAAATTGATAGTAACTCTTGTGAAGACATTTTTAATAATTCAAATTCAGGAAATATAAGTAGTAATTCAAATACTGGTGATATAGAATTTAATAATAATAATGGTGATATATCAAATAATTCAAATGGTGGTCCTATTCAAAGTAATTCAAATTTAGGTTCTATTGATAATAATAGTAATACTCAAAAAATTAATCTTAATTCTAATAATGGTTCAATAGGTGGAAATGACAACGAGATAGCAGATATATCTAATAATCAAAATAATGGTGTAATATTAAATAACACAGGATCAGGTGGTCCTTGGAATATACAGAATAACATAAACAATGGTTTTATATCTGGAAACTTTATAGCAGATGTTGATGATACTATTGTTAATAAAACATAATGAATAAAAATATATTTAATAAAAGAATAAAATCATAAAAATGGCAAAAGAATTAGTTTTTGATGTTAAGGTAAATAATTTAGATGATGCTCAAAAAAGTTTTGGACAACTTAAAGAAGATGTTAAGAATTTAAGGAGAGAGTTAGAATCAACTCCAATTGGATCAAAAAGATTTGAAGAATTAACGGCTGAAATCCAGAAGGCTGGATTTCAAATGAGAGAAGTTAAAAAAGATCTTAGAGAAATGTCATCTGGTGCTCAACAATTAGGTGATTTATCAGAAGGAGCATCAGCAATTACAAGAGGATTCGCAATGGCAGCCTCAGCAGCCGCACTTTTTGGAGAAGAAAATGAAAAGGCAGCTCAAGAAGCAATTAAAAACGTAGTAGCTTTAACAAGTTTGGCTGAAGGTTTAGGACAAATACCACAAATGGTTAAAGGACTTGGTAAGGCTTTTGATGTTTTGAAAGCCAATCCTTTTATATTAATAACAGCGGCAGTGATTGGATTACTGGCAGCAACTGGTAATCTTGATGATATAATGCAGATTTTAAGTGATACTTTTAATCAAATAATGGAATCTATTGGACCAGTTATTGATGAATTACTCACACTTTTATCAGATGCAATAGAGCCATTGTTAAAACTCTTAATGCCATTATTGAAATTAGCTCTAATTCCATTACAATTAGCGTTTAAGGCTCTGGCAGTTGTTTTAGAGTTAATAACTCCGACCATAGAAGTTATATCATTGGCAATACAAGAGTTATCAGGATTTTTATTAAATATAGCCGATGCGGTTTTAGGAGCAGTTGATTCATTTTTATCTTTTATTGGAGTTAGTAGTGAGGTTGATAAGGGCGTTAAGAAGACTAAGGTCAATATGGAGGATTTAAAAAAGACTCAAGAAGATTTTAGATCATCTAATGATATTTTAAATAAGTCATATCAAAGACAGATTGATTTAATGAAGGCTCAAGGAAAATCTATTGATGATATAGAGACAAAAGAGTTGAATTTAATAAAGGTTAAGTTAAGTCAAGCAGAAGCCGAGTTCAAGATAGCACAATCAATAAGAACAAGATTAGAATTAGAAGGAAAGGCTTTAACTGGTGATCAGTTAAAGTTATATAATGATGTTGAACAGAATTTCTTGGATTTAAAGAATCAAGTCGCAATAAAAGAAGCTGAGATTGATAAGAGAAGAAAAGAAGAGAGTAAAAAGGATGCTGAAGATAGAAATAAAAACTCTGAAAAATCTTATGATGAATTATTAAAGAAACAACAAGACTTTATAGCAAAAGCAAATAAGGACTTAGATACAGAATATGTTAAAAAGCAGACTCAATTATATTCAGACTTCGGATCTGGTTTAATAAAAACAGAAGAAGAGTTAAATAAAAAACTTGATGATTTGGATAGTCAAAAGTTAATCAGTCAAAAGATTAATTTACAAAAACAAATCGATGAAGTTAATAATAATGAAAAGATTAAAAAAGAAGATAAGATTAAATTAACAACTCAACTTGGTGATCAGATTATTAAGTTAGATAATGATATAGCAAAAAGATTAGTTGAAAATACTAAAAAGAATAATGCCGAGCAAGAAAAGAAAGATAAAGAAAATTTTGATAAGAAGTATGGTCAAGAAAAGTTAGATTTAGTTAAGAAGTATAATGATGGTGAAATTAAGGCAAAAGAAGATTTAGATATAAAACTGGCAGAATTAGATTTAAAAAGATCTAATGAAGAATTACAAAAGTTAGATGTAGGATCAAAAGAATATATTGATAAATTAACTGAAATTACTAATAAGGAGATTGATTTAAAGCAACAGAAGGCAGATAGAGTAGTACAGATACAAGATGATGAAATTGAAAGGATTAAAAAAGCTCAAGATAAAAAGAAGGCAGAAGATGAGAAAGAATTAAAAAAGAAAACCGATTCTATTAAGGCCGTAATTAATTCAGTTAATCTTATATCAAACATTGGTGCTGGATTTGATTCATTATTTTCTAATATAGTGGCTGGATTTGGAAATATATCTGCGGGTGCCGAAAAATTCGCCAATACTTTAGTTACTGCCAAGACAACTGCTGAAAAGGTAGCAGCTGGATTAGAATTGGCAGGCAAGATAGCAGGTGAGATAGGAAATATATTAAGTCAGAACTCGGAAAGAAATCTAATGAAGATTGAAGAAGAGAAAAATGCTGAAATAATGGCTTTAGAAGAACAGAAAAATGCTGGAATAATTTCTGAAGCACAATTTAATGCCGCAAAAGAAAAGATTGATAATGCCGCAAGAAAAAAAGAGTTACAAGAAAAGAGAAAAGCTTTTAATCAAAATAAGGCAATTAAAATTTCAGAAGCAGTTATAGCAACTGCTCAAGCGATTGTGGCAGCTCAAATACTGCCATTTCCTCTTAACACAATACAAACAGTAATAGCAGCAGCGGTTGGAGCAGCTCAAATTGGAATAATAGCCGCTCAAAAATTTCCAGAAGGTGGTGGATCTGGTGGATCTGGTGGATCTGGATCTATATCAACACCATCAATTCCGAATACAGGAGCAGTTGGAGGAGCAACGGAAGTGTCAAACCAGCCTAATCTTGTACAAAGAGGATTAGAGGCTCAAAAAGTTTATATATTAGAGTCAGAAATAACAGATTCTCAAAACAGAGTTGATGTTATAGAAACAAGAGCCAGATTTTAATTCAACGATAAACAAAAAATTATATTTATAAATATGAAGAAATTACCAATATATGAAATAATAATTGATGAAAATGATGACGAAAGTGGAGTTGATTTTATATCTTTAGTTGATGAGCCAGCAATGGAATTGAATTGGTTAAAGTTTAATAAAGAAATTAAATTAGAGTTTAAGGCTGATAAAGAAAAGAAATTATTATATGGCGTTTTTATAGTTCCAGATAAAATGATTTATAGAGATAGTGATAATATGGGTGAGTTTTATACTTTCTTTTCAAAAGATACAATTCAAAAGATTGTTAAAAAGTTTAATAAAAACAATTTTAATAAAAATATAAACTTCCAACACGGAAATAACATTGTTAAAGGATTTGTAGTTGAAAACTTTATAACATCACCAATGATGAAGGCAGATTTTGGATTTGAAGTTCCTGATGGATCCTGGGTTGGTTCAGTACATATTGAAGATACAGAGTTTTGGAATGATTTTATAAAAACTGGAGATCTAAAAGGTTTTTCAGTTGAAATTATATCAAAGTTACAAAAGATAGATTTTATTAAAAATGAGTTTGAATCATATTCAGATTATCCAGAGGCAGCATCAGAAAACGCGAAGGTAGCGCTTAGATGGGCAGAAGAAAATGGATGGGGAGATTGTGGAACACCAGTTGGTAAAGTAAGAGCCAATCAATTAGCAAATAAAGAACCTATATCAAGAGATACAATAGCGAGGATGGCGGCTTTTGAAAGACATAGGCAGAATTCAGATAGACCATTAGGTGAAGGATGTGGTCGGTTGATGTGGTTGGCCTGGGGCGGAGATGAAGGCGTGGCTTGGGCTCAAAGAAAGTTAGAACAGATAGATAGACAAGATTTTAATAAAACTCAAAGAGTTGATGAATTACATAATGAATTAATTAATATATTTAAATCAGAGTATTCTATAAATGAAGTATATGATAGGTTAAAATCTATATTTGAATAATCAACAAAAAATCTATATTTATATTTAAGTATAGAATAAAAAACAAATCAATAAAATGAATAAAGCAGAAATTATAGAGCAAGTTAAAAATCTTCTTTTCGGTAACAAGATGAAATTCGCTGAAACTAAATTAGAAGATGGAACAACCATCTATTGTGATGGTGATAGTTTTGAAGTTGGCTCAGAAGTTTATACATTAGACGAACAAGGAAATAAAGTTCCAGTTTTTGATGCTGAACACAAACTTGAAGATGGTACAATAGTGGCAACAGTAGGTGGTAAAATCACTGAAATTAAGCCAGTTGAAAATCTTAAAAAAGATGAGGAAATGGGTAAGAAGGAAAAAATGGAAGAAGTTGATGTTGAAGACGACATTAATGTTGAAGACGAAGAAATGAAAGAGGAAAAACAAATGGTTAATAAAATGTCAGAAGAAGAACTTATGATGATCATTGGAAAATTAGAGGCAAGAATAGCGGCTTTAGAAGGTAGTAAAGAAGATTATTTGAAAAAAGTTGAAACTAAATTAAGTAAAGTTGAAAGTGCAACTATTTATTTAGCAGAAGAATTTTCTAAAACTCCAGGTGGTGAAAAAATTGATGTTAAACCAACAGGTTATATGGATCAGTTTAAAAAAACTACAAACAGAGAAGATAGATTAAGAGATTTAATGAAAACAATAAATACAAAGGAGAACTAATCCTAAATTAGTAAAAAATAAAAAAGAAAAATTATGGCAGGTGTTATTAACTTAGCAAGTTTGACAAAATATACAGATGAGTTGGCAACCGACTTGATCGCGAAATCGGTTTTAAAAGGTAGAACAATTGATACTGGTATATCTATTCAACCAGACATTAAATACAAGGCATCTTTAAACATCCTTAATTCAACACTTACAGCAATAGCAACCAGTTGTGGTTCTGGAGCGACTGGATCAGTTGTTTTATCTCAAAGAGATATTCAAGTTTGTCCTTTAACAGTGTTTGAAAACGTATGTTTGAATGATTTAGAAGAGTATTGGACTGGAAAACTTATGAGAGCAGGTTCTTATAATGAACAAATTCCTTTCGAACAACTTTATACAGAAGATAAAGTAAGAAAAATTCAAGCTCTTTCAGAAGATCTTTTCTGGAAAGGCTCTAAAAATGGAAACAACGTAACAGGACAAGGTGCTGCTTCAGGTAACTTGGCTTTATGTGATGGTATATTAGATATACTTCAATTCACATCAGCAACTACTTCAGTTGTTACTCCAGGCACAACAGCTTCTTTTACAAAAGCAAATGCGATCGCAATTATTGATTCAATAATCAATGCTTTCAATACTTCTTGTACAGACGCTTTAGGTCAAGAGGATTTGAATATCTATATTTCATATCCTAACTTCACTCTTTTAACTCAAGCTTTAAGAGATGCAAACTATTTCCACTATGATGCGAATCAAGGTGATTTTAGAATTGATGGTTATCTTGGAACTGCTTTCAATGTAATCGCAGTTAGAGGTTTAAATGGTTCAAACAGAGTATTATGTACTCCAGCATCTAATCTTTATTTAGGTGTTGATATGGTGAATGATTATGAAACTTTTGAAGTATTCTATTTCCAAAGAGAAGATCAGGTTTATTTCAGATCTAAATGGAAACAAGGAGCTCAAATTGCTTTTCCAGAATTTGTAGTACTTTACAAAATCTAATTAAATTAAATTGAAAAGGTGGTGAGGTTTTGGAGAATTCCTCACCACTTATTCAAATAAAAAAATAACAAAACAAAATGAGTTGTGTAATATCATCAGGTTATAGTTTAGGTTGTAGGGACTCCGTGGCAGGTGTTGAATATATCGCCATATCTTCTTATAACTCAGCAACCACATATACATTAGGAACTGCATCAGTCATTACAGGTATATCACCAACAGCATCTTTCTTCAAATTCGAGCAATATACTGAACAAGCATCAGTGACTCAAGAAGGTCAGTTTAATAATGAAACTGGAACTACTCACTACGTTCAAACTGTCACTATTACATTAGAAAAAATGGATAGCGCAACAAGAGAACAATTCTTAGCTTTAACGCAAGCAAGAGTTAGAATAATCGCCAAGACACAAAATGGTAAATTCTTCTTACTTGGAAAAGTTAATGGTGGTAGAGCAAGTGCAGGATCATCTGGTCCAGGAAAAGCTTTTGGAGATTTAGCAGGTTTTACTTTAACTTTCGAGTTAAAAGAGCCAGAGCCAATGAATGAAGTTAATGGAACATATGCTTTAACAATTATTTCGTAATCTTTATATTCTTAATGGAAAAGGTTGGTATAAATATATCAACCTTTTTTTATTTTTATAAACAAAATCGAATAAAATATATTTAAAGTTAAGAAAAGTTGTTAAAAGTATGGTATTAATTCAGGAAAGTGGTACTTCAAGTGTAATTTATAGATTGAACAAGGTGTCTCAATATACTCAACCATACTTTATTTTTCAATTAAAGAATCAAAATTCTAATGTTTTAACAACTTTTACAGGTGATGACGTCTCACCGATTCCATTATCATATAATGAGTTTAAATTTGTTAATGGAGTAACGTTCTCGGCAACTCAGTCGAAGTTTAATCTTGACGCAGGTTTATATTTTTTAAGTATATTTGAGACACCTTTTCAATATGATTTAAATATAGGATCATCTTCCTTAATATATACAGGAGAATTAAAAATAGAAGGAGCAGTTATACCGAACACTATATATTATGATGGTGGTGATGATAATATAATTGTTTATTTTGAATAAATAAAATATAAATATGGATAATCAAGGATTAAATTTTAGAATAATAAATATAAATGAAAAGATAAACATACCAGAGTTTAGAGAAAGTGGTTATAAAGACTGGATTGAATATGGAATAGATAATCTTTTTCCTCAATTTTTAGTTGATGTTTATCATATGAAATCAATTACACATAAAACTATTATTAATAGAAAAGTTAAAATGATAGTTGGTGGTGGTTTTGAAAAATCTGATAATCCAGAAATTAATAATTTTATATCTAATAGATTTAATGATAATGATGATTTAAATGATGTATTAATAAAGGTGGCATATGATCTTGAAATACACGGAGGTTTTAGTTTGAATGTTAGATGGGATCAATTAGGTAATAAAATTTCAGAAATAAATCATATACCTTATGAAACTTTAAGAGTTAGTAAGAATAATGGTTCTAATGGATTACCTGATTATTATTGGCACTCAAATGATTGGTCGAATATAAGAAGATTTACACCTCGAAAAGCACAAGGATTTTCAACAAAGTATAAAGAAAACAAATCACAAATCTTATATAAGAGTGAGTTTATGCCAGGTGCAAGGATGTTTTATCCAATACCTATGTACTATTCATCTATAAATTGGATCCTGGCTGAGTGGGAGATCTCTAATTTCCATAGAGCAACTATTCAAAATGGATTTAATGCAGGATTTATTTTAAACTTCGCAACAGGAGTTCCAACTCCAGAAGAAATGGAGATAGCTTATAGAGAAATTAGAGAAAAATATACTGGTACTTGGAATGCTGGTAAGTTCATTTTAACATTTAGTAATGGTAAAGATGAGGCTCCACATTTGGAACCGATTCCATTGGCTGATACGGATGCGAGATATAAAGAATTAAACGATTTGATTAGACAGAATATATTTACAGCAAATGAGGTTACAACTCCTGATTTATTTGGTGTCTCAACTCCAGGACAACTTGGAACAAGAGATCAATTATTTGAAGGACTTGAAGTATTTCAAAGCGTTTATATAAATTATAAACAAAGATTGATTGAAAGAGAGTTCAACAGATTATTATCAGCAAGTGGTATAGTTGGTGAGTTAAAAATCAAAAAATATGAAATTGATTTACAAAAAATAGGACAATAATATGACATTTAGCGCTTTTATAACCACAAAATACATTAAAGATAATACTCCAGTGCTTGGATATGTTAATGATGATGAATTAAAGACGTTCATTAAACCAAGTCAGGACGTTTATATAGCAAGATTATTAGGAACGAACCTTTATGATACTTTAAAGAGTGGAGTAATAAACGGAAACTTAACAGCAGACCAAGATAATCTTTTAAGAGAATATATTCAACCAGCGCTTCAATACTGGGTAATCTATGATTATATTTTATGGAGTAATTATAAATTAACCAATAAGGCAGTCTCAAAACAAAGTAGTGATAATTCAACTCCATCTGATTTAAGAGAGGTTAATTATTTAAAAGACTCGATTAGAAATTGGGCTGAATACTATAATCAATTAACAACAAATTGGTTAAGAGATAATCCTAATCTTTTTCCTGAATACTTGGCGGGAGGTAGTGGATTTTCAAATAAATTTCCTAAATCAGATAACTATTTCTGGGGAATGTATATACCGAATCAAAGAGGAGCTCGTTGTCCAGCACCAGTTCAGTGGGAAACTTGGAGATTAGGTTGGGGTTGGTAAAAAAATTAAATATAGATATGAAATGGATTAAATATGTCATAGGCTCTCTTTTTGTTTTTTTATCGCCTATAAAACCACTTATATTCTTGGTTGGATTTATAGTAGTTTTAGATACTATATTTGGTATATTAAGAAGCAGGAAGCTCAAAATTAAATTTACAAGTAGAAGATTCTATGCTTTTTTTAAAAAGAGTTTAGTTTATCAATTATTGATTATAGCAACTTTTATATTAGATAAAAATCTAATCAATGAGTTTATGAATATGGTGATGGCAGTAGATTATTTAACAACCAAGATTATAACAGCAGCAATTTGTTTTAATGAAATAAAATCAATCGACGAGAATATAAAGATAGCCTTCAAGATAGATATATTAAAGTGGATCTTGGATTTGTTTAAATTTAGTAGGTCAGTTAAAGAAGGTATAAATGAGATAAAGGATTAACGGCTTTAAAAAATCCACCTTTTTAGAAAATCATATTTTTATATTTATAAATATAGTATGAAGTTTTTAGATGATTATCAAAAAAGAGAATGGTTAGGAAGAAGAGCTCTATTAGAGTTACAAAAACTTTATCCTAAAACCTTTAAATATGAGATAAACTTCACACCAGGAAGGTATGATGATTATGATGCTTACTTCACAATTTTTGATGAGAATGGTAGTTTTAAAAAAGCAATTTGGATTGAAATAAAAACCAGATATAAAACATATCCTGATTATTATTTAGAAAAGGAGAAATGGGATAGAATTGAAGATTATAGAAAAAGAAATTATATTGATAAAAAAGATGTTTTATATTTTTATCTATGTTTTTGTCCAGAAGGAACCTATATTTGGAATATAACAAATATGGAGAATGTTAAATGGACGAAAGAATATATGAATAAAAGTACTTCAAAGAGTAGAAAAGAAAAAGAGAATAAACCAGTAGTTTGTTTAAAGATTGAAGATTCAAAAAGTTTTAATTATACTTTAAATGAATTTAAGATAATAAAAGATTATGAAGATTCTAAAAAGAAACAAGAAATAAAAGAAGAAAAATTAACGAATGCGGAAAAAAATTCTAAACTTTTTTAGTTTTAGATTATATAAAGAATGTCTTTCTAATGTTAGAAACCCTTGGACACACCACACACACGCGGTCCAGGGGTTTTTTATTTTATAAAAAAAATAAAAATAATTTTTACTCACCATCAAAATTTCTAAAATTTCCCACATATAGTTATAAACTAATATATAATTTTTATATATAATATATATAAATAAAAAAGAAAGATAAATTATGAAAACAAAATTAAACAAAAAAGAAAGAGAAAGGTTAGAATTCTTAATAGAATTTACACAAATGTTAAAAACACCTTTAACAAATAAAGATGAAATAACTGAGAAAAATCTACAAAAAGCTAACCAAGAAATGAGAGAATTGAAACTAAAAGAGCTCGGAATATAATCCGATCTTTAAAAAATAAAAAACACACATTATGAGAACATTAGATTATGAAAAAAAGACAAGAGTTATTCAAAAGATTAATTCAATCCAACCGAAGTTTAGATATACAATCTATTATAGAGAGTTGGAGCAAATGAAAAAGAAGTACATCTATAAAGATATATCAGAAAACGATTTTAAACGTGATTTAAGAACGCTTAAACTAATAAACGATATATCTATTATAAACAAAAAATAATCAATTAAAAATGAGAACAAAAGAAGAAATAAAAGATTTAGTAAAATCATTATCAGAAGATGAAATTGATTTATTAACAAATGAATTAAGCCATAGAGTTATAATGCCTAATTATATGACAAAAAATGGATTCAAATGTATGTTAGAAGAATATGAATCATATAAAGATTTATATAAGAGATATGTTAGAGAAGAAAAAATAAATAATTTATTAGAAGATAGGAGCGAGCATAATATATTTGATAATATGTTTGATAATTTGGCAGATGAATTAGATAATGATCAGTATTTAAGTGAAACATTTCATAATGTAGTATATGAATTTTTTCATAGTGTAGAGGAATAAAAAATATATATATAAAGATATGAGTCAAATAAATATAAAGAAATGGATTAAAGACCATTTTAATTTACACGGAAATCAAAAGGTATATTTAACAGATTATAATACGTTTTGGATAACAATTGGTGATTGTAGTACAATGGAGATTCCATTTCCACAATCATTAATGAGGCAATTACTCATAGAGAGTATTCTAAAAAATAAATAAAAAATATGAACGATTATTATGAAAAGTATTTAAAAGGAAAAACCACTTCATTATTAGTTAAGAATGAAACTAAAGAAGAGTTAAATGAAATGAAGTATGATTTAAAAATTAAGTCAGTTGATGGATTGATTGATTTTTTAATTCAGTATTATAAAAAAGATCAAAAATCTCTATAAAAAATCCACCTTTTCGAAAAAACAATTATAGAAAAAATATATATACAATAAGAAACAAAATAACGGGCAATTTATATAACAAACATTAACGGCAATTAAACGGCAATTAGATTTAACAGGGGAGGTGAAAGCGATGTGGCCTTGTTATCTTATCATTACTACCACGGGGAGCTCACATAAAAGTAATAACTCTGGTATTTAAGTTAGGAGGAGTTGAGTGAGCGGAGGACCTAATACCTTCGATAAGTAGCTGACAAATGAATATACATAGGTGCTATATTCTGGACCGATGGGGAACACGGCAAGTGATTCAACTCAGAAGCGTTCGATAACTCACCTTGACTCAATAAAAAGAGCCGAGGAGGGTTATCGTATGCGAACCTCAAAAGAACTGGCAAATGAGCAGAAGCACTAGATTATCTAGATGCGAAAATTAAAAAATAAAGAAGTTTAAAACGACTCGTCCTGGTGACGAGTCTTTAAGTTTAAGGACATATATATCAAGAGAATCATAAAGATTAACTTAGTATCAAGTGGTATATCTCTCTCAAAGAGATAATGAAGATAACACTTTATTATATTATGGAAGATTTGAAAAAGATTCCGACTAATTTACACTTTTATAATATAATATATAATATATATGGAAAACGATAAATACTTAAATATAAGACCTACCTTCAACAGGAATAATCCTCATAACACCGAAATGATTACAAAAGAAAGATTATGGCAATGGGTTGATTCATTTCACCAAAGAACAGGATTTAAAGATGGTATTGAAAGATCAGAAAGAGAGAAAAACAGAAATGACTTTTAAATTTTAATATATAAATTATGAATAGAACAGTTAGAATAAACGGACAACATTATCAAAGATTTTGTAATTGTGGTGATTTAAAAGAAGATCCAACAAGATCTAAATGTGATAAATGCCGTCCAGAAATAAAATCAATTAAGATTGAAGGAAAATACCATAAAAAGTTTTGTAAGTGTGGTAAATTAAAAGAAACAATAACTTCAAAGAAGTGTAATGGATGTGCCCAGAATCAATTAAAATCAATAGATCCGAGATATTATAATAATGATAAGTTGATTAAATTTGTTGAAAAGATTAAAAGAAGAAATGGTATAGCATCATTAGAGGATATATTTGTAGATATGATAACGATTTATAATAGTTATGGTGATAGATCAATGGATACTTTATCAGTAGGAACACAATTAGGATTGATGTGGCAACAATTAAATGAAATCTATAACAAATTGATTGGAGAAGATGGTGAGGCTAAAACTTTTGATGAAGTTGAAGAAAAGAAAAGATACAGACAAGATTATTATCAAAGAAATAAAGATAGAATTAGAAAGTATCAAAATAATTATAATGATGAAAAGCGGCGAAAAGCGACTTTTGAGAACTAATATATACTAAAAAAAAGATAAAGATTATGAAATTAATGTTAGGAAATAATATAGAATCATTGAAACAATTACCAGATAACTCGGTAGATTCAGTAGTTACTGATCCACCTTATGGTTTAAGTTTTATGAATAAAAAATGGGACTATGATGTTCCATCAGTCCAATTCTGGAAAGAGGTTTATAGAGTTTTAAAACCAGGAGGACATATATTGAGTTTTGGTGGAACCAGAACATATCACAGAATGGTTGTAAATATAGAAGATGCTGGCTTTGAAATTAGAGACCAGATTATGTGGTTATATGGTAGTGGCTTTCCGAAAAGCCATAATATAGGTAAAGCAGTTGATAAGTTTGGTGGTAATAATTTATTATCCACTGAAATAGGAACTCAATTAAAAGAAGCCAGAACCAAAAGAGGTTTAACATTAAAAGCGGCTGATGAATTATTTTGTAATGGAACATCAAATTACAACTGGTTAGAAGGTAGAAGTGATGGACAGAGGATTCCGAATCAAGAATTATTTGATAAGATAGTTGTTGAATGGCCTGAATTAAAAGATATAAGAGATAAAGTTTTAGAGACAGAAAGAGAAATACTTGGAACTGAAATTACAAACAAAACAGTAATGAGTAAAATTGGTGAAGAAAATGAATCAGGTGAATATGTAAGAACAAAAGGTCAATCTGATTGGGAAGGTTGGGGAACCGCGCTCAAACCAGCAAATGAACCAATTTGTGTAGCAAGAAAACCTTTAAGTGAAAAATCAGTGGCTGAAAATGTTTTGAAATGGGGAACTGGTGGTATAAATGTTGATGGATGTAGAGTTGGATTTGATATGAGTGATAAAAACCCTGCGACTAATCCTTTATATAGATTCCAAAATAAAGATAAATATAAACAAGTAACAGATCACGGGCAAAGAGAAGGAGAAAATGTCGCTTTTACAAACTCATTAAATCCACCATCAACAGAAGGCAGATTCCCAGCCAACATCATATTAGAGTGTATATGTGATAATCGTGAAGGTAGTGAGTCTCACGAAAATCCGAATTGTCCTTGTTATTTATTAGATGAACAGAGTGGTGTAACTATATCAAAAGGACCTCTAAAATATGATTTAAATGAATCAACGAATCAAAATAACCAAACAAAATTGACAAAAAATATAAAAAGTGGAATTCATTTTACTGATAAAGGTGGTGCATCAAGATTCTTTTATCAAGCAAAAGTCTCAAAAGCAGAAAGAAATATGGGATTAGATGGATTTGAAGTAGAACACACCAATCCGAATTGTCCTTGTTATATATTAGATGAGCAGAGTGGATTTTTAAAAGGAGATAGTCCTAATAGAAAACCAAGAAAGGAAGGACATAGACAAGAATATGTTGGAACTGATAATAATGAAATTAGAAATATAGTTATTGAGCCAACAATTTTTGATAGTGGCGGTGCATCAAGATTCTTTTATCAAGCAAAAGTCTCAAAAGCAGAAAGAAATATGGGATTAGATGGATTTGAAGAGAAAGAAGTGTCAATACAACAACCACATAATTCTAAATCATTAGAGGAAAGATATGAAATGAAAACAAAGAACAACCATCCAACAGTCAAACCAGTTAATTTAATGGCATATCTATGTAGATTAGTAACACCACAAGGTGGAGTTGTTTTAGATCCTTTTATGGGTTCTGGATCAACTGGTATAGCAGCAAGATTGGAAGGATTTGATTTTATTGGGATGGAAATGGATTCGGACTATATGAAAATAGCAGAATCAAGAATAGAAAGTTTTGACAAATATAAAAAATTCCATAATAAAAACACTGACCTTAAAAATGGTAATACAAGAATGGCAAGTCGTAGTGATAATAGTAATTCAATCGGACTCGGTATATGTAAAAATAAGAAAAAATAATTTTAAAAACAATATATAGAATATGACAATAAGAGAAGAAATAGATGAGTTAATTCCTTTTTCAAAGAATATTCCTGATAACGAATTAATTGAAGTTTTAGAAAGGATTATAATGATGTGTGATGAAGAATGGATTGAAGATAATCAAAGGTTATTAAGTGGATTAAAGGCCGAAATGAGAGAAAAAAAGATTGATGAGATCTTAAAAAAATAAAGAAAGATTATGTTAAGTTATCCTCAAAACATTAAAATTAGTCAAGTAGTTGTTGATGAAGTTAATAATAAAGCCTTTTTAGATATAGGTGGAACTATAAATGAAGTACATCTTAATCCTGATGAAGTTGATTGTGGCTTAATAATTGATAAAATAGAAGATTTATCAAAGCAATCAGAAGAGTGTTGTGATTTACTAAATGATAAATTAGATAAGATTGATTATAAATTAAAACCAAAGGTTGTTGTAAAACCAGTTTATATTGATAGAGTTGTTTATAAACACATCTATACAATTGTTTATAAAACAGATTATGTAATCAGTTATAAGAATTGTAAGAAAGAAAATCCAAAACTAAATGATGAGATATTAATTCCTCAAAAATCAGTTATAAGAAAGATTGTAACACCACCAGTTTTAAATCCTTGTTTAATTTATGAAAATCTATTGAAAAAAGATATAGAAGAATCAAGAAAGAGATGGGAGAATGACAGGTATAAAAAGTATAAAAACTTTGGATGGATGATATGGCAATTATATTCAAATAGTAAAGAAATCTGGAAACCAAAATGTTGGGAAGAAACTTATAGAAAAGTAGTTTTTGATGTTTTTGGAGAAAGATTAACAAAAGTAAAAGAAAACAAAAAGCGATAAAAAGTCATATTTTTTACTTAATATATACTATAAAAATAAAACATAATTATGACAAAAGATGAGAGATATAAAAAGATTTTATGGGATATAATAAAAATCTCTTCAAAGATTGGATGGGATGCTTCAACAGATAATTGGAAAGGATTAGATCCTTTAAGGATGGCTTTAAATTATAGAATAAATGAAGCAATTCAAATGAATAAAGAAAACAAATAATTATGGAAGATCAAATTAAGAATTCAGTTAGAAATATAAGAAGGAAATACCAGACTATTTCTATGAATATACCAGATTTTATTGATAATACTTCAAATAAAGATTACGATGCTTATAATAATTATAGAGAGATTATGAATTATATATGTAGTTTTATAAGGAGCTCAGTAATAGATCAAAAGGCGATTGATAATATATTATTGAATTGTAATGAACATATGGATAGGATTTATCTTATATGTGGTGAAGGATATAAGTATTTACAATTTTGTAATTTAATAATAGATTTTGTAGATGGATTATTAATTGATTTAGTTGAAAATGAATTATATGAAGCGGCAAGTAATCTAAAAAAGTTTTCTGAAAATTTTTATAGAGATGAAGGATAAAATAATAGCAGATTTATGGTTGGATAAAAATTTTAATAGCGCTTTAAATAAGATTTGTAATGATGATAAGTATAGAGATGATTTAAAAAGTGAATTTTTTTTAATACTAATGGATAAGAGTGACGCAGATGTTATTAAAATGGAGAAGGAGAATTATTTAATGAAGTGGTCAGTAAGTGTTTTACAAAACCAATACCACTCAAATACGAGTCCATTTTTTAAAAAGTATAGAAGTGATTATGATGAAAATTATAATTTTGATAATTTAGGTGAAACGAAAACTGATAATAGAATTTTAGAAGAGATAGACAATATATTAGATAATGAGATTCATTGGTTTGATTCTCATTTATTCAAGTTATATTATTTACAAGGAATAGATTTGAATGGAGATATAAGAAAACCTTTATCAACAAGAAAGATTGAAAATTTACACAGATATAATAATTTAAAGATAGACCATACTTCGGTACATAAGTCAGTAAAGAAAACGTTATTAGTTGTAAAAGAAAAATTAAGATTAAAAGGATATGATGTATGATATAATAGTAGTTTGTTTATTAGGATGGTTCTTGGTTGAATTTCCATTATTTGAATTGATACCATCTATAATAATTGATAGATTTAAAGTAAAAAATGAAATGTTAAAGTTTTTAATACTGAAACCATTTCAATGTTATAAGTGCGCAGCGTGGTGGATTGGATTAATTTATTGTATAGTTTTATGGAAGAGTTTATTGATAGCGATAGCAGCATCATTTCTAATGAAATTGTATGATCAAAAATTAAATAGTATAGAATTATGATAGAATTGGATAAGTTTAACAAGTGGAAAAGTATAACAAATAATAGAGTACCATTATTAATTGAATTATATGATTATTATATTAAAGGAGATGAAACAAAGTCATATGAGATATGTAAGTGCCCATCAAGTATAAGAATAATGTGGTTGGAATTAAAGAAATATTGTAATGAAAACAATATATAAAAAAATATATTAATATGAAGATAAGTAAAGCAGATTGGAATGAAGTTCAAAGATTGAGAAGTATATCAAGAGCTCAACCATCAGACGTAACATCGTTAAGAAATCTATATGAGAAGTATGTAAATGTTAGATTAAAAAAAACAATTGATTGGAGTTGTCCTTCTTGTATAAGAGCAGTGAGAGATGAGTTAATTAATTTCCAATCAACAGCAGAGATAGAAGATGAAGTTAAAGATAATACAGGGAACTGACTTACAAAAGTTAGAGATAATAGTAAATAATTTTTTAACAACGATTAAATTTGAGTCGATAGATTTAAAGGTGATTGATAATAAGTATATTTTTATAGTGATGTACTTTGATAAAATATGACTAATATGACAATTGAAAAAATAGAAAAATATGAAAATAGAAAAAGTTAAAATTGAAGAAATAATTCTTAATCCTAATAATCCAAGAATTATAAAAAATGATAAATTTAAAAAATTAGTTAAATCCATAAAGGAATTTCCAGAAATGTTGGAAGTTAGACCGATTGTTGTTGGTGATGATATGGTTGTTTTAGGTGGTAATATGAGAACGAAGGCGTGTATAGAGGCTGGTTTAAAAGAAGTTAGTATAATAAAATTTAGTAATTTATCAGAAGATAGAAAGAAAGAATTTATTGTTAAAGATAATGTTGGTTATGGTGAGTGGGATTATGATCTATTATTAGAGGATTGGAGTAAAGGACAATTGTTAGATTGGGGTATTGATATACCATCTAATAATAAGGTTGATAATTATAGCACTAAAATAGAAGCACCTATATATAATCCATCTGATAATAAGCCACTCATTGAAGATTTATATAGTGATGATAAATATAGTTCATTATTAAATGAAATAGATAGAAGTGATGTTGATGATGTTACAAAAGGATTTTTAAAAATGGCGGCCGCAAGACATATAGTCTTTGACTATTCTAAAATAGCCGACTTTTATGCGAATAGTGATAAAAATATACAAGGTTTGATGGAATCATCAGCTTTGATTATTATTGATTTTGATAAAGCAATAGAGCAAGGTTTTATTGGATTGAGTGAAGATATAAAAAAACAATATAGTGATGAAAATTAATGATTTTGTAGCCTTTATATTAACATATGGGAGACCTGATAAAGTTCTAACTTTGGATACTTTGAATAAACAAAATTATAAAGGTGACTATTATTTAGTATGTTCTGTCGATGATAGTAGATTACCTGATTATATTAGTAAATATGGAGATAAAGTTATAACTTTTGATAAGAATGATTATATTAATGATTATGATTTAGGTGATAATTTCCACGATAAGAGAGGCGTTATAATCTATGCAAGGAATGCTTGTTTTGATATAGCTGAAAAATTAGGTTATAAATACTTTATCGAATTAGATGATGACTATACTGATTTTAGATATAAGTTTAATGATAAAGGTGATTATATTGATAAGAAGACGATTAAAGATATATCTATTACTTTTAATTATCTATTAGAATTTTATAAAAAGATACCAGCTTTAAGTATAGCCTTCGCTCAGGGTGGTGATTTTATTGGTGGTAAGAATTCTAAAAGATCTATTAATACTAAAAGAAAGGCAATGAATAGTTTTATATGCTCAACTGAAAGAAGATTTAAATTTTTCGGAAGGATAAATGAGGATGTTAATACTTATGTTAATTTAGGAAGTAGAGGATATATATTTTTACAGATTAATCAAGTGGCTTTGAATCAAATGATAACTCAAAAGAATAAAGGTGGTATGACTGAATTATATTTAGATAGTGGGACATATATAAAATCGTTCTATACTATTATCTATAATCCGAGTTCTGTTAAAATATGTCTTATGGGTAATAAAAATAAAAGATTACATCATAGAATAAATTGGAATAATACAACACCGAAGATTTTAGATGAAAAACATAAAAAATAATTATGAAACAGAATCCAGAATTACATAAAAAGAAATTGATAGAAGCTCTTGAAAAAAGTTTAGGTATAGTGACTCCTGCTTGTAAAGAAGTTGGTATATCTAGAAATCAATTTTATAATTATTATAAAGAAGATTTAGATTTTAAGAAAGCAGTTGATGATATAAATGAAATTACATTAGACTTCGCTGAAAACCAATTATTGAAAAAGATAAAAGAAGGTAGTGAAAGATCTATATTATTTTATATGAAATATAAAGCCAGAAAGAGAGGATATACTGATAGTTTAGATATAACCTCTGATGGTAAAGCAATTACTGAAATAAAATTAATTGAAATAAAAAGTAATAAAGATGAAACTGGAAATTAAACACTCTTCTATATTTTCTAAAAATTTTGAATCATATAATTCAGATAAAAGATTTATAGTTAATCAAGGTGGATCAAGATCAAGTAAAACATATTCATTATGTCAGTTAATGATTGTTATATGTTTGAAGGGTAAAATTGGTGTGAGTATAGTTAGGAAATCATTTCCATCTTTAAGAGGATCGATTTTAAGGGACTTTATTTATATACTTAAAGAGATGAATATATATAATGAAATGAGTCATAATAAAACAGAACAAGTTTATAATTTTAGTAATGGATCTTGGGTTGAATTTTTCTCATCAGATAATGAACAGAAGTTAAGAGGTAGAAAAAGAGATATATTATATTGTAATGAGGGAAATGAACTTGGATTTGATGAGTTTAACCAACTTGTTATGAGAACAACTGGTAAAGTTTTTATAGATTTTAATCCATCAGATACAGAACATTGGATATATGATTTGATTAAACAAGATAATTGTGATCTAATAAAATCAACATATAAGGATAATCCATTTTTAACAAAAGATCAAGTTGAATATATTGAGAATCTTATAAATGTTGATGATAATTATTATAAAATATATGCGTTAGGGGAAAAACCAATTTCAGAAAGCAGGATATATTCTCATTTCAAACAATATAATGAGGAAATTAATCATAAAGATTTTTGTTATGGATTGGATTTTGGATATAATCACCCTTGCGCTTTAGTCCAGACTTGGTTTAGTGGAAATAAAGTTTATGTTAAAGAGTTGATTTATAAACAAAAATTAACAACAAGTGATTTAGTAAATGAGATGAAGAATCTTAATTTAGATAGAAGTAAAATAATATATTGTGATTCGGCAAGACCAGATGTTATAGAGGAGTTAAGAAGAAATGGTTTTAGTAAGGCTCAGTTATCAGATAAAAACGTTAAACAAGGAATAGATAAGGTTAAATCTATGGAAGTTTATACTCATTTCGAATCAACTAATTTATGGAAAGAGTATAGATTATATAGTTGGAAGACAGATAAGGATAGAATTTTAGATGAGCCAATAAAATTAAATGATGATGGATTAGACGCGATGAGATATGCGATATATACACACCATAAGTCAGTTAAAGGAGTTCCATTTTTTGTTGGATAAAAAAGGATATTTTATGGTTTTTGAATTTAATATATAAAATAAAAAATAAAGAATATGATGAAAATTACAATTGGTACGGAAGAATTTAATAACATACCAGAGAGTTATGATGAAATGAATTTAGGAAAGTTTATGGAGATTATGATTCTTCAAAACAAAGAAAAAGATTTTAAAAGTAAAAGTTTATTTACAGCTCATTTGTTATCAGTAATAATTGGTTGTGAAGTTGAATATATTTTAGAATTTGATTCTGATGAGATAGGTATATTAGCAGATGCTTTTTCTTGGTTAAGAGAACAGCCAGAGATTAAAGAAATGAAAACAATAGTTATAGATGATATAACATATGTAATGAAAACTAATTCAGTATTAACATTAGGCGAGCAAGTCTCGATTGAAACGTTTTTACAGAAAGATTTATCAAACGCAGAAAACTTCCACTTGGTGATGTCAATTTTATTAAGACCAGCAATAAAAGTGGTTGATGAATTTACTAAAATAGAATCTTATAAGATTAAACCATTGGAGGATGATTTTAATGTTATCTTGGAGAGAGCAGAAATGTTTAAGAAAAAGTTAATGATTGAAAATATATATGGAGTATTAACGGCTTTTTCAACTGGCGTCAAAAACTCTTCTATGAAGACTTCGGTGGATTCTTCTCGCCTAAAAATAGTAAGAGGAAAGTAAATAAGAGTTCAGTCGATTTAGATGATAGATGGATTTGGATGGTATTAGTTCATAAATTAGTTGAAAGATTAAACTTGACGCCGAAATTAGTTTATGAAATGAATATGGTTGATGCTTGTAACTGGTTATCATATTTTAAGGAATATGATGAATATACACAAAAGTTAGAAGATAGAGCAAGAGGTGTAAATAAACTCTAAAACAAAATATAATTTATTATATTTAATAAAAGAAATTAATTAATATAATGGCACTACCAATAAGTAACGCTCCTAAAAACTTCCAATGGATTTATAAAATCTTCCAAGACTTCGCTTTAAGGAGCAGAGATTTAAAAGGACATTTTGGATTTGGACCAATGGATGATATTAATCCAGAGGTTCTTCAATATCCATATCTATGGTTGGAGCCAGTTAGAACAAGAGTTATTGAATCAGATAGAGAATTTAAGGCTGGATATTCAACGATAGAGGTTGAAATAAACGTGATTGTGGCTGATAAGGTTAGAAGTGATTTTTTGAATACAGTTGAAGCCGTGTCAGATGTTAATGAGATTATAATGGGTGTAATAGCTGAGTTATCAAAACATCCTTACTATGCTCAAAATAATGTTAAACTTGTTGGTGATATAGATATACCAGTTGAATTTGATGAGAATGATGATATAGTTAATAGAGCCATAGCGAATATGACTTTACAATATCCGTTTAAATATACATACTGCTCAGATCCAGTAGATCCAATTCCAAGTTATCAAAGTATATCAGATTTATTTTTATCAGTAACAGCATCTTTTTGTGAGTTGGTTAAAGATTGTTTAGAATCATCTGGTGTTATTGGAGCAACTGGACCTCAAGGAGCAACTGGACCTCAAGGAAATCAAGGTCCTCAAGGAGCAACAGGATTTCAAGGATTTCAAGGACCTACAGGACCTCAAGGAACAAATGGAACTATTGGTATTAATGGAGCAACAGGACCACAAGGAGCAACAGGACCTCAAGGTTTTCAAGGTCCTCAAGGATTTGTTGGAGCAACAGGAGCTGGTGGAGCTTTAGGTTATTACTTTTCAGGTTATGATACTACAACTCAAACAAATCCAGGAGCAACTTTCGCCAACGCGATGAGAATAAACACAACTGCCGAAGCGAATGGTATATTTGTTACTGGTAGTTCAAGAGTTGTTATAGAAAATGGCGGAACATATAATATACAATTCTCAGCTCAGATTGATAAAACAGATGGTGGAAATGATCAGGTTGAAATATGGTTAAGTAAGAATGGTATAAACGTTGCAGATTCATCAACAACTCTTGAAGTGCGTGGTGAATCGGCTGAATTAGTGGCAGCTTGGAATTTTGTTTTAAGTTTTAATAGTGGTGATTATTTTGAATTATACTGGCATAGTAATGATGTTAATGTTAGATTATTAAATAGAGGAACACAATCAAATCCAACGAGACCTGCGATTCCTTCTTTAATCTTAACAGTGCAACAAGTGATATACACTCAAGTGGCTCCGACTTTAGAGAGAAGAAATGATTTTACAGGCACTTTTTCATATGCTGGCTCAGCTCCACTCGGAAGTTTAGAGAGTGATCCAATATGGAATATAACAAGAATAGATTATTCAACTTTAACTCCATTATCATTAAGATCATTTGGATCTTGGACAAATAGGTTTAGTTTAATATATACATAAAAAATAAAATAAGAATATGTTAGAATTAATTTCTCAATCAGAACCAGATTTAAAATACGAATTGTTATTGAATATAACAGGTTTAATGACAAATTGTGTTTTTAAAGGTTATAAAATCGAAAGTGGTAATAAAGTATATTATCCAGAGTTTGATAAAACAATCTTATATTTAGATATAAGTCAATCACCATTAGAAGAACAAACAGCAGCATATGGTATAATGATCTCATTACAGAATTATATCGATGCAAAAAATTATTAATAGATTATGGCAACGAGATATGCAGTAGCAACAGGTAACTGGTCAAACACCGCAACTTGGAATGGTGGTACGTTACCAACGAGTGCCGATGATGTATTTAGTAATAACTTTAATGTTACTATTGATATAGATATAACGGCTATTACTCTTAGAAATACATCTAACGTATCACCAGCGATTGCAGCTGGTGGCCAATTTATAGTTACAGGTAGTACAGGAACAAGAGTTATAACATTAACAGATGTAACTTCTGGAGTTAGAAGTAATGGTGCGACTGTGACTACAACAGCAATCGTAATAAATTCAACTTCTGGTGCAACAGTAACAATAAACAGTACTTTTAATAATCCTGGCGTACAACAAGGTGTATTTTGCAATGGAAATTGCACAGTTAATTTAGTTGGCGGTAGTACTGGTGTCTATGGTACGTTTTTTTCTAACAATACGAATGCAAATGGAGGAACACTTAATATAGTTGGTAATATAGCCGGCAACATTTTCTCTGGTGGTGGTTCTCTTTTATTAGGTGCTACTAATTACACTACTAACATAACAGGTAATGTAACAGGTAGCGGTGGTTGGTGTATAACAGCCAATTCTACGACCATAAATATAACAGGTAATGTTTTCGGTGGTACCGAACCCGCAATTAATGCTGGTGCAAGTTGTGTTATTAATATAACAGGTAATGTGACGGCTGGAACGGCTATGGCAATTGGTGGTGGTGGTAATACTGCAGCAACAGGAGCAATAACAGTAACAGTCAATGGAACTATTACATCAAGTTCTACTGCCATTGCAATCACCACAACAAATGCTTCATCACTTGTTATAGCAAATGGAAATTTAATCAACACAAACAATGTTATTGCAGTTTATTGTCAAAGAATGAGAATCTCA